CACTGGCTTAACCCACTACACCTGTTTAATGTTGTACGACAGGGTTTAGGACTGAAGGAGCATCCTAAAGTGTCATAACATAGATAACGTAGGTTCTGTTTCAAACCTTAGCCTGGTCAACATAGGGCTATCAAGCCCACGACTTTAGTCGTTGGGTAGTTGACCTCTATTTCATCTCAGGTGATTTTTCCTGTTTTATAGGTCTGGCATATCCGAATTGTATAAGCAATTCAGCTAATTTCTTTGGTAATTCTCTTATTTCACCAGGTTTAAAATCACGATATCCTTTTCCCGTGCAGTGAATAATTGCTTGTACCTTCATACAGCATCACTATTAAGCAATAGTGATCTCGCCATATACGAATGCTTCATCGTCACGAGTAGCAACTTTTAGACGCTCGATAGCACGGAAATATGTTGAGTCAGTTTCGAATGCATCCATAGCTACACTAGATACATCAATTGTGAGTTTCATACGATCAAATAATATGATTGCTTCTTTGAGGTCTCCTATAATCATTGGTGCTTTTGTACTGCCATTTTGAGCATTAGGTAAATCTTTGTTCGAGAATACAGCTACAGGATACATACCGAATAATAGTTTTCTTGTCGCTTCTACTGGTGATGGTTGCAATAATGGTCTGCCTTGGTTATCTTCCAAGTTATCAAGCCAGTTCCATCCTGTTTGATTTGTTATTATTACAGTTGTGTTCCAGAATGCAGGGTCGAGTTCTTCATTAATTACGCCTTTAAGATCATTAATGCTGGCAATAGCAGTTTTCGCTTTCTTTCCTAATTCCGCAAGAATCAGTTTGTTGCGAGTCACTCTTGATTCATCACTAATCCACTTGACTAGAGTGTTTTCAATAGCTTGGTCAGAGTCCCGAAGGAGTTCATTAGTGCTTTTGAAGAATCCTGCATATTTTTTGATGGCGTAAGGTAATACAGTGAATTGAGGAGTTGCTTGTTCAACTATAGTTCCACCTTCATCTACTTCAACGAACCCTGTTTGTTGTGCACGTTTTTTGAAAACACGGCTACCAGTCATTGTATTAACTTGCTCAACGGTTACAAAGCGTTCTAATGCATCTCTTGCTTGGCGTAATTCATTGATTCGAGTTTGAATATCTTGTGGAACAGTGTATCCGCCATCTTCATCCACTCCAACAGACATTGCATTACGGAACTTAGTTCTAATAGCATTGATGAATTCCTTTTTGTAGTCATTTTGAGGTGTTGCGTTTTCTGATGTAGTGAATTTGCTGGATTCATAAAGTGCTTTTACTGCTTCATATTCTTCTTTTAGGTTCTTAATTTCATCAGTAATAGCGACTACTTTTGCAACATAATTTTTTCTTTCTTCCTCATTTCGAGGAGTTAGTGATAAAATTTGAGCTGCTTCTTGATTTTTTGCTTCAATTTCTTGAAGCAATTCACGCATTCTTTTGTTCATAATGTTATTCCTCCTTTAATTTTTTTCTTGTAATAAAAAAGAGTCGGTCATTGCCAACTCTAAACGAAGTCTTTCGACTTCAAAGTTATTTATTTCCTCAACTTGTTCCGCTTCTTCTTTTTGTGGCGGTTCAACAAGTTGTTTAGGAACATTCTTGTAGTTTTTCATAAACTTGTCGCTTATGCATGCTGCCATTTTCTTTTCTTCAACTACTTCAGTGCATAAGCCATATCCATAACATTCCTCTGCAGATAACCATGTTTCTGCGTCCATCATGCTTTTAATCTCATCTTCACTAATGGATGCTTTCGTCATATAAGATTCGACTATACTTTCTTCGATTTTTTCTAGGTCATCCGCAAATTTACGCATATCATTTGCGTTGCCAATACATACACCCCATGCCTTATGAATCATCATCATAGCATTCTTAGGCATTATGATACTATCTCCAGCCATTGCAATTACTGATGCGATAGATGCAGCTAATCCATCAATGTATACATTTTTTGTGGCTGGATGTCGCTTAAGCATGTTATAGATAGTTATACCCGCAAATACATCACCTCCTGGAGAATTGATATAAACGTTCAAGGTGTCTATATCACCTAGGCTGTCCAATTCCTCTTTGAACTGCTTTGGCGTAGTTTCATCACCCCACCATGTTGTATCTGCTATTTCGCTATAAAGATATAACTCTCCGATGTTATTCTGAGTTTTCTTGAGGTTCCAAAACTTCTTCATTATTTCCACCTCCTCCCGCATTGACTTTTATCGTATCAAGTGGGGCTAGATTACGAGTAATATATGGGACATTAGCTTCTGGCATTTCGAATTGATTGAAGTCTTCTTTTTCTCTTATTTCGTTTGGTGTAATACCAGCAATGTGCATTAGTTTTTCATATGCTTCAACTCTGGTCTTCATATCGCCACGTAATACTGCTGCCATATTGAATTTGACGTAATATTTCCTTTGCTCTTTGCTAGTGAAGAGTTTATAATTTAACTCTTCTTCACCAGCCGTAACATCTGGTTGTAGGCAATTTTCACCAAATAATAGTTTCATTTGCTCGAAATTATTGAAAGTCGCTTTTTCCATATCGTTTAGCATGAATATTGGGACATTGAATATATTGGCTATCTCTACTGCATTAAGTCTTTTTGACATTACAAACTCAGCATCCCTTAAAGGCATAGAGATTGTTTTAAAGTCAAGTCCACTATGTAGAATGGGAATTTTACCTGCATTTTCACCACCACTATATCTTTGAGCCCACATTTTTTGTAATGTGTCGATTTCTTCTTTGCCTAAACTTTCAGAAGTAACTAGTGCCCCTTGTGTAAGAGTCCCGTTTTTGTAAAATGTGCCTTCAAATCTTTGCATTGCTTTTAGGTTCCCTACATTTTCTCGTGCAACACTGAGTGGGGCTTTCCCTATTTTCCCATCAGTAGTGATGTAAGGTACATGAATTATCTCATCTTCTGTGTATGTAATTACTCCTTTTTCGCTTGAATAGTCATAGTAATAATCGCCAGTCTCGAGATTTTTTTTGATAGTTACCTTGCTTGGTTCTAAGGGAATTAAAGAACTAACTCGTCCTTTCTCATCAAATTCCATTCGTATATACACATTGCCCCAAAGCATTAATGATGCCTGCCAAAATTTCTTCAACTGGCTTGGTGTCATATATTTGTTTGGTCTTTTTTCGAGTAAATACGCTATATAATGGTCTCTATCCCGCTCACTACCGTTTGGTGTTCGCTTATAGAGTTGTAAAGGGAGTTTAGAAAAAGCATTAGCTCGTATAGTCACACAAGCGAAAACATAACTAAGCGAAGTAAACGCTTCTGTGGCTGTGAAACTTTCGCCAGAATATGTTGTCCCAATCTGCAAAACTTCCTTCCAACCCTTTGAATTGTCTACTGTTAACACCTGATTTTTAACTACATTATTGACTAATCTTCTTCCAAGCATCAACTATCGCCCCCTTTCTTCGGTGGCATCTCGACTACTTTTGGTTCTCTTGAAAGTAATAGCCCTATTATAAGCAAAATGAAGCCAAGCATGTATTTAGCTATGACTTCATTCAGTAGCCAAGTTTGATATACAATTAAGCCTAACCCACTCAAAATGAAGAAATCTTCGGTGAAAAGCCCTATAAATCTGATGAGTTTTTTCATTTTTATCACCTTTTTCTGCTAGAAAATCCTAAATTTGCCACTCTTTAGTGCTTCAGAGAGGTTATTTTTCGGTTTTTGGTGCATCATTCGTGTATGAGCATTAATTATTGCTGCTACTGGGTCAATTCGTTCTGTAGACTTACTCTTGTCCAACATAATGTTCTCTTTCGTATCCATTACAACTACGGCATTACCCATAGCCCAGCTAGTTACAGGGTTACCATCATGTTCAACATTGCGATCATATACTTCTTTCCTAAAATCCTTCGTTGGACCACTTAGACTATACATTGTTTGTGGCACTTCAATTATTTGTTCGTCTCTAAAACCTTCGTTTCTTAAATCGTTGAATACACTTAATGCATTCCATGGGTCACTACATACTTCTAGCACTTTAATTTTGTAAACATTTTGTAAATCATGAATATATTTTTTGACATAGTCGTAATTAATTGTCGCTCCTGGTATCGCTGTAATCCAGCCTTGTTTAACCCATATATCGAATGGTTGCTTATCTCTTTTTATTCGCTCCTGTAAAGTTTCTTCCGGAATAAATGAATGAGTGAATATTATATATTTCACTCGTCCATCTTTCACTTTTTTGAACTCTACAGCGATACTTGTAAGGTCTATTTTGGCTGAAAGGTCAAGCCCAACTATACATTCTTCACCTGAAAAATCCTCTAATCGAAGCGTTGGGTTTTCGCAAGACTTCCATTTTTCCATGTTCATATAGCCATTATCCTTTTGCATTATCCAAATATTCATTGTCTTAGTTAGGAATGCTCGCATTGCAACTGGATTATTCAATGCAGTATGAAGATCATTTCTTAAGGCTTCAAGTCCTTCTGGAAATGAAGCAACAAGAGGATTAGATTTTAGCCATACAGATTCATCACGCCAATCGTCACCTTCATCAAGTTCACAAATCATTACAAAGTAAGATTCGTCTTCTGTGGGGTCGTTTGGGTCAATAATTCTTTTTGCATATTGATATTCTCTAAAACATGGATAATTAAGGTCAAACCCAGCTGTAGTGATTACTATCAGCAACCTGTTGGGTTTTAGTTTCATACCAGTCCAAAGAGTATCATATATCTCTGTTGTTTCGTGATTGTGGTACTCATCAATTATTGCAACATCTGGGTTTTTAGAGTCTCCGGTTCTTCTTGCTTCATGAGATAACGGCTTTATGAAACTCTTAGACTTTAAATGCGTTATTTTCCCATAAGATGTAATATATTTTCCTTTCAGGAAATCACAATTTTCAAAGTAGGTAAGTAATTGATCATAACCAGCATTTGATTGCTCTTTTACCCATCCTGCTATATAAACCTCTGCTTTTGCATCCGAATTGAAACAAAGATAAGATGAAATCAACGCTACTAGACCCGTTTTCCATTGCTTACGTGCTGTTTGAATATATGCTTTTTTATATTTCCGATAATGCGTGTTTTTGTTTTTCCAACATAACAAATTAGCACATATGAATAGGTGGAAATCAGGTAGCATTAGCTGTTGCCCTTCGTATATACCATCAAAATATCTGAATAATCTTGTCCATTTATAGAATCGATATAATTCCTCACTATCAAAATAAAATGGGAAATCATCGTCTTGAATATGCTCAATATCCCTTAAAAATCTTTGGCAAGCCCATTTATGTGTCTTCCCAGCAACAATTCTTCCCTCTACAACATCAACTGCGTAGTTATAGAGTCTTGTAACAAGTTCTTCTAGGGTTTCGTCACGATTATACATTGCCAAACATCACTTCTTCCTCGCTCTTTTCTTCTTTTTTCTCACGAGGAATAGCTAATCTTGCCCTGGATTGTGCGGTAAGCCCGAACTCTACAGAATACTTTCGTATAGCATCACCAATTTGCAATTTTTTTGTGGTGTAATTAACGATAGTCTTATGTATCTGTGCTTTGACTTTGATTTTTTCCGCTACATCTTCAATCTCTTCTGCTTCATCAAGTAATTGATTTAGTTTAGTAAGCTCTTTTTCATATTCCGCATACTTCACTACATTATCAGCATATATGGCAAGAGAGTTCACATCGAGATTAGTCACTAATTTAACTTTTTTTAGTTCCTTTACTATTTTTCTAAAAACCTTTTTAGCTTCTTCTGATAGCCATTTTGGCGGATTTACTTTGTCTGCATCTGTTTGCAATGCTTCTTCATTTTTCATACGCTGTTCTATCTCCGCATTTGACATGTGCGGCTTTTTTGTTTGAATTAATACAGTAATTGGTTTAGATGGATTAGGCATATACTACCTCCTCTCCTGAAAATTATCGTTTTTCGATAATGAAAAGTTTGAAGTCGGGAATTTGTGCGCGCGTGACTGCCCCTCGCGGTCGGTGTTCCCCAAAAATTCTTTTTCAACCTGGGGGGGTGTCACCAAATTACTTGATAATCTGTGCCAGGCTCAAACTCTTTAAACCATTTATGCACATGACTAACATCTTGGTGACTTCTTCTCTCATCTCTTCTTATCCGCTCTATACATTGTTCTAGTGTAGCATGTATCATAATCACGTTCGCATTGTCCCCTAGTTTCTCTTTCCAGAATTGCCTGTCTTGGTATTTAGCCCCTCTAACTATGAACCATGCCTTATCGTATTTCTTTTCTTTTGAAAGACTATATAATAGTTCATTTCTCATTGTAATCGCTGGTAATAGCCATTCATCACCAGCTTGGTATATTGGCTTGTCACTTATTTCTGACTTAATCACATCTAAGTCTATCACTATATCATTCGGTCCTTTTTGTTTATTAGCATACGTACTCTTACCACTTCCTGGCGGACCGCAAATGATAGTTACTGGTATTAGCGATGGTTGTATGTAGTTAGGAAATAGATCAAAAGTATTGTGTATGTAATTGTGGCAATAATGACATAAGCTCCTAAGGTTTTTTAAATCTAATCTTCTATTCCAATCTACTTCAAGTGGTACAACGTGATGCACTACATCTGCTGGTTTTATTCTCTTTCCCATGAAACACCGATAGCACAAGTGCTTATCTTGATTAAGTCTTAGCTCCTTTACCTTCCGCCAATCTGCACTATCATAGAATGCTTTGGCTTCCTGGTCTCGCTTTTCTTGGTCATACCGTTTATCATGTTCCGCTTTTTGCTGCTTAATTAAATATTCATGTTCCTCGCAATAAGTCTTTTTCGTAAGATTCGTGCATCCAGGTTTCTTACATTGTCTATAAGCTAGAGCCATCTATACATCAACCTTTCGGATTTAATCAAAAGAACCACCCAAATTAATGAGTGGTTCTCGAAATGAATTATGAAAGGGAGAGAAGAATGAAATTGTTGAAAGGTCGTAAACGTAATTGTCTACGATAATAATATAACATGGATTTTGTCAAAAAAACTCTTAAAAAACTCTTATTTATTTTTTAATTGTAATCTATTCCCCATAGGTCTATTATCTCGCATAATTCCTTCTGTGCTTCTTTTAGTTTTACGAAGTAATGTTGAACACTATATCCAATCATAATTGCGATTCTTTGGGCTGAATAGAAGTTCTTGTATTTGTATATGATTATTCGCTGGTATGGTCTCTCATCTGTGTCTGATAGTTGTTTTATTGCTTGGTCAATTAAGTAGATATATGCTTCAGCATCTGCTTTTTTAATTACTAGTTTCTCTACTATGTTTTCTTTTAGCCCTCCTTGTACTACCACTGTATCAAATGATTGCGTTACTTTTGGATCAATAGGATTAGCTGCAATCTTTTGCATTCTACGATACTTTTGAAACACCTTTATAAGTACCTCTTTATATCTTTCCATTTACTCCTCCCAATCTTCATTAGCGAATTGTTTTCTAATCTCCTCAACCACTATACTTGCGTCGAGTTTTTCTATAAGGTAATTCTCGAATGCTTTGATTTCGTCTTCTGTAGTGGCGACAAGCATTTGATTACCTAACCGCTTGTAGTCTTGAAGTGCTTGATAATTTTGTTTAAGCCGAATGGCCATTCTGTGTATTCTTGCTTTTCTAGAAATCATTTTTCTCATCTCCCGCTTTACATCATTGCTTGAAATTCTGGGAATCTCTTCACTAATTTCTTCCACCCATCAGGATTATGAAGTCGTATCCAACGAAGTGATCCCATTTCTATTGATGCTCTGGTCAGTCTCGCTGTAGTTCTGCCTTCGAATCCTGTATGATCGTACCATTTCAAATACGGTATATTGTGTTCAAGTATATATGCACCAATATCTTCTGTAGTCCATCTTGCCATAGGACAACATCTAATTAAGTTTTTCCCCTTGTACTGATAGCAAAACCTTGGCAATCCTGGTGTATGTCTTAGTAGCGACATTTCACGCCTTTTGCTTTCTTCTGCTCGTAGCCCCATGAACACGCAATCATATCCACCACTATCACTTAGATGTTTCTTGAAGTCATTGTGTCCAGCTTGTCTTTGTTCGTACCAAGTAGCGTCTTTCCATTCTTCGGTAAATACTCGGTCAATATTGATTTCAATTATCTCTGCACCCATTTTTCGGAAGTAGTCCATTACTTCATCTAAGTTTGGGTGAATTATTCTTGTTTCTCCTGAACTGAGAAATCTTAATGGTACATTCGGATAATGACTGAGTATCAAATGAGCCATTACACTGCTATCTTTTCCAAAAGAACATGCAATATATGGTCTTTGAGCAATAGTCATTATCTGCGATATAATATCAAGACTTTCTTGTATTCGTTTTTGGTGTCGTAGTCCCATTCCTACTACTTCATACTTCTCAATTTTCCACTCTTCCATCTATCTCGCCCCTAGTCTTGGGTCATTCGCCCATTTCACTCGCATAATATTTTCTCGATACCAATAAGGTGGTCTAATTCCTAACTCATCATCACCATTATCATCTGGAACAGGTCTTAGCCAACTTAAATCCTCATCTATTTCTTCAACAAGCCACTCTTTCACTGCTCCTAATCCTTGTGCTGGTTTCTTTCCTATATGCGTAATGTATTTTAGTAGTTCTTTGATTTCCGTTGGTTCACCTACACAATACCAGGTAATCTCTGGTGTAAGGATGATAGGTAATTGGACTCGATAATTCTTATATTTCGCTGCTTTAACATTGACATTACCACGTTTCCCTTGAAAGTCTACGAATTCTTCTGCATGTTCTTGGTCAAAACGTTTATGCCAAAATCTACTACTTTCTCCTCTTGGTTCGAAACATGCAAAACTGCATGCCCAATACCATTTGTCTGTACCATCATTCTTCTTTTGGAGTGGTAGGTCAATGTATTGTATATCTGTGTTTGCTTCCAATAACTCCGGATAATCTCTTTCTACTTTTGCGTATGCTAACATAGAATCTAGAGGAAGGTAGCCATCATATGTAGCTACCCGCCCATCAAGTAATTTCGCAGTAATCTTAAGATTTCGATAGGTCTGCTTCAAGCATATTCACCGCCGTTTCTTGGTTTTGCACTAAATACTGATTGTATCTATCTAGGAAATCATCATATTTCCCTTTCGCTTCTTGTGCTGGCTGGCTAAGATATGCTCGATCACTTACACCGATAAATCCTGATACCTCTTCACCTTCAAATGGATGCCAATGATACTCAACTTCTACTTTTCCCATTCCTATACGGGATTGTCCACCAATGTAAGGGTGCTTCGACCATTCATAGATACATGATATTAGTGCACCAAATTCTATCTCTGTCATGTCTTTGACATCAATTCGGTGCCATAGTCTGCTTCCTGGTTGTAGTACTTCGATCGTATATCGCATTTGTTGTGGGTTGTCTTTTTTCTTTTCTTCTTTTTTAGATTCATCCTCAAATAGCGATACTTGTTCTCCGACTTCTAACGCTAATCTTTCTTCATTTGTAAGTTTCAGGTATTCTCGTTTATTTTCATCTTTGGCGTCATCCGTTCTTGTGTAGCTTCTTTCTGCGGTCATTTGCCGCCAGGATAATAAATTCATGTTCTTAAGATATTTTTGAGGGATAATATGCTCGCATTCCACGCATAATGGATAAGCATCATTACAACATAATTTCCCTGATAGTATTTGATTACCTATACCGCCACCAAAAACAGAGAGTACGGGTATGTTTTGACGAATCTTTCTAGCCTTGTCAATGTCTACTTTTTGGTCTCCGCCGATGCTACCACCTGAAAATAGTAGGTAAAATATATCTAATGGTACTTGTAATCTTGTAAGGTCTCCCGCTAGTTTGTCCAACATATATTTGGCACCTGCGTCTCTAAACATCCCTCTTAGTGCATTGCCTGAAAAAGTAAATACTTCTACTGGATAACCATTTGGACCGATAATGTCCTGTGTAGCTAAATAACTGTCTGGTCCATGTGATTCTCCAATGTGACTTAGTGGGGATTTCAACGTAATTATTCCTTCAAGATATCCATTAATCTTCTTCACCAATATTCTCCTCCTCATATACAATTATTCCTGCCGCTTCAAGCGGTTTTTCTCTTTCTAATCGGTCTCGCACAAGTGCGATGATAAGGCTTGTACGTTCATATAGTCGTTTTAGCACCATGAAATGGTCTGCATCTTCTAAAAGTTCAACCCAAAACTTTCTTTTCCCTTGTTCCTTGAGTTCGATAATTTCTCCTGTTCTCGGGTCTTTCATCATGGTTAGTTTTTCATGTCCCATCATGTATTGCGGTTTTATTGTGCTACAATGAAGTTTTGGTTTTAGTTTTTCAATAAAGTCATTAAGGTCTAATGCTCGTTTTGCTGCAGATTTTACTGCTCGCTCTATCATTCCCCACATATCAGGGGTAACCTTGAAACGTTTATAATCTCTACTTCGATATATTCCGTACACTAAGAGCGCACCTATCGCAGAATTTTCATCACTTGTAATGAACCCATAATACATATTTCTACCTCCTAATCAAATTTTCTCGCTAAATATACCGCAAGTTTCATCATTCTACTGCCTTTGTATGGCAATAGTATCTTGATATCTTCCTCAAGTTCTAAGATTCCATATTTCTGTATCTTATGTGCTGGAAAGTCTAGTTTTTCTATTTCGTCTTTCGTGAAACCTGCATTATAAAGTTTTTCCGACACTTCAAAAATTTTCTTGTATGATTCTGGTTCTATAATTATTGGAAGTTCCTCTAGTAGGACCGTAAATCGTGTATTGTTATGGTTTACTTTTCCTTTGAAATGTAGCCATTTCTGTCCGCTTACTGCGATACATAGATACCAGGGCGGAGCGGGTGGATTGAGTATTATTTCAGCAGTCTGTTCCTTGCTCGGATGATATAGTCCTTTCCTTGTTGCGTATATACTATAGTTTCTAAGTTCTCTATGTGATAGACACCAAACACACGCTGAACACACATAATCACTTTCTGGGCATTTCGCATAAGAGTGGTCTGTAAATGTGTCTTTAATGATATCTTTTTTCTTAATTCCATGCCCATTAAGTTCTCCACCACACAACCAGCAATATTTTTCATCTGTTCCTGGTAATTCTGGGAAATCGTATGTAATTTCCTTTCCTGCTGGTGTAATGACTTGCGGTGTTTTCTTAGCTGCTTCATAAATGAATTGCGTTGGAGTAATCAATCTCTTTCACTTCCTCTCATCTACTTTTCACTGCAATTCAGCTGACTTGAATTTAGTTTCGTAAAGTGAGTCAAGAAAATTTTGCACAATTTTGGTAATTTCTGGGGTATTCAACTTTCGTAGTGGTTTGTTCATTAATTTCAATCATCCTTCATCCTGCTCGACCTCACTTTCCTTTGCCCTTGCATATTTAACAAGATTCTCCCATCTGCGTATCATGTCGCCTGGAAATGCTACTTTCCTTATTGACATGTCATATATCAGCATTATTG